ATAAGACGTTCTGGGTTTTCTTTTATGGGCTCTTCAGAATGTGTAAATACTGGAACATTGGCTAAAGATTCTAGAGTAGGTATACTTTCCAAAACTGGAGCGGACTCTAAAAAAATGTTTACCGATAAGGTTGTGCCTATATCTACTAGGCTTCCATTCTTTTTCAAGCCCATACAGGATGGTATGGATAAACCAAAGACTGAACTGGCTTTTAGAATACCAGCATCAAAGATTACAAAAAAGAATATGTATGAGACCATGGATGAAGAACTCACTGGTCTTGATACTACTATTGACTGGAAGAACACAGACGATAACTCTTATGATGGAGAAAAGCTTTTGCTTTTAGTACATGATGAGAGCGGTAAATGGGTAAAACCAAATAACATACTAAACAACTGGAGGGTAACTAAAACTTGTTTGCGTTTAGGTAGTAAGATTATAGGTAAATGCTTAATGGGCTCTACCTCTAATGCATTGGATAAGGGAGGGAATAATTTTAAAAAGTTATATGAAGATTCAAATGTAGCTAAAAGAAACTCTAACGGACAAACTAAGAGCGGATTGTATAGTTTATTTATTCCTATGGAACTCAATATGGAAGGGTTTATTGATATATATGGACATCCTGTACTTAGAAGACCTCCAGAGCGTGTGCGCGGAGTAGATAGAGAATGGATTAGAAACGGAGCTATAGACTACTGGGAGGCTGAAGTAGAGTCTTTGAAATCAGATGCCGATGCGCTAAACGAGTTTTACAGACAGTTCCCAAGAACAGAGTCTCATGCTTTCAGAGATGAGAGTAAGGCTTCTTTATTTAATCTAACAAAGATATATCAGCAGATAGATTACAATGATTCTTTGATTATGGAACACCATCTTACCAGAGGTAGCTTTCATTGGCAGAATGGAATAAAAGACTCTAAGGTTATATTCAGTCCAGACAATAAAGGTAGGTTCTTAATCAGCTGGGTTCCCTCAAAGAATTTACAGAATAGAATGATTGAGAGGAACGGACAAAGGTATCCAGCAAATGAGCATATAGGTGCTTTTGGATGTGACTCTTATGATATTTCTGGAACTGTAGGCGGTGGAGGTTCTAATGGAGCGCTACATGGTATGACAAAGTTTAGCATGGAGGAAGCTCCGCCTAATGAGTTTTTTTTGCAGTATGTGGCTAGGCCTCAAACTGCTGAGATATTTTTTGAAGAAGTATTAATGGCTTGTGTATTTTATGGGATGCCTATTCTTATAGAGAATAACAAGCCTAGATTACTATATCATTTTAAAAACAGAGGTTATAGACCTTTTTGTTTAAATAGACCTGACAAGCATTACTCAAAGCTTTCAAGAACAGAAAAAGAGTTAGGTGGTATACCTAACAGTTCAGAGGATGTGAAGCAGGCTCATGCAGCAGCAATAGAATCTTATATTGAAAAGTATGTAGGATTGGATTTTGGAGGAAGCTTCAGGGACTCTGATGAGATGGGTTCTATGCTGTTTACCAGGACCTTAGAAGATTGGGCCAAGTTTGATATTAACAACAGAACAAAGTATGATGCCACTATTAGCTCAGGTTTAGCAATAATGGCTAATCAAAAGCATCTATATCAAACTGAAAAAAAACAATCAAAAATAAAGCTTAACTTTGCAAGGTATACAAATAACGGAACTTTAAGTCAATTAATTACATAGATGAGAGATGTTAAAATAGACATTGCATCTACAGGTTTTCCTAGCCAATTTGTTTCGGATGCTGAGAAAGCCACTTACGAGTTTGGTTTACAGATTGGACAAGCGATTCAATACGAATGGTTCAAGAAAGATGGTAACCAATGTAGATATTACAATCAATGGCGTGATTTCCATAGACTAAGATTATATGCTCGTGGCGAGCAATCAATAGCAAAATATAAAAACGAATTAGCAATAGACGGAGACTTGTCTTATCTGAATTTAGATTGGACTCCAGTTCCTATTTTGCCTAAGTTTGTTGACATTGTTGTCAATGGTATGCAAGACCGAGAATTTAAGGTCAAGGCTTTTGCTCAAGATGCTTTATCTCAAGCAAAGCGAAGTAAATACCAAGATATGATAGAAGGTCAGATGGCCGCTAAAGATATCCTATCTACTATTCAAGAACAGACAGGGGTTGACCCATTTATTATGGACCCCGATGAGCTTCCAGCTTCTGATGAGGAACTCTCATTATATATGAACCTCAACTACAAGCCAGCAATTGAGATTGCTGAGGAAGAAGCTATTGATACCATGTTTGAGGAGAATCACTACAATGATATTCGCAAACAATTAGATTATGACTCTACAGTCGTAGGTATGGCTGTAGCAAAGCATGAGTTCCTACCTGGCTCAGGGGTACAAATCTCTTATGTAGACCCAGCCAATGTTGTATACAGTTATACTGAAGACCCTCATTTTAAAGATTGTTTTTACTGGGGTGAAATCAAAACATTACCTATTGCTGAGTTGATGAAAATCGACCCAACTCTTACTCGTGAAGATTTAGAGGAGATATCTAAATATAGCCAGAGTTGGTATGATTATTATAACGTAGCTCAGTTTTATGAGAATGATATCTTTTATCGTGACACTTGCACCCTTATGTATTTTAATTATAAAACCACTAAGAAGATGGTTTATAAGAAAAGAATACTTGAAGGTGGAGGAGCTAAGATGATTGAAAAAGACGATACCTTTAATCCACCAGCAGAAATGTTGGAAGAAGGTAACTTTGAAAAAATAGAAAAGACTATAGATGTTTGGTATGATGGTGTCATGGTTATGGGCACAAACATTATATTAAAATGGGAGCTTGCTAAGAATATGGTAAGACCTAAGTCTTCTTCTCAACACGCATTACCTAATTATGTAGCTGTTGCACCAAGAATGTACAAAGGAGTTATTGAGTCTTTAGTAAGACGAATGATTCCTTTTGCTGATTTAATACAGGTAACTCATTTGAAGTTACAACAGGTTATAGCGAGAACTGTACCTGATGGTGTATATATTGATGCAGACGGATTAAATGAAGTGGACTTAGGAACAGGAGCTTCCTACGACCCGTCAGATGCGCTTAGACTATACTTCCAAACAGGTAGTGTTGTAGGTAGAAGTTATACCCAAGAAGGAGAGTATAATCAAGGTAAAGTTCCAATACAGCAGCTTACAAGCAATTCAGGCGCTTCTAAGACACAAATGCTCATAGCTAACTATAACCACTACTTAGATATGATACGCTCTGTAACAGGCTTAAATGAAGCGAGAGATGGTAGTACACCAAGTCCAGATGCTTTGGTAGGTGTTCAGAAGTTAGCTGCGCTAAATTCTAATACAGCAACTAGACATATATTAGAAGGTAGTTTATATATCTACAGAAGTCTTGCTGAAGCTTTAACATATAGAGTGGCTGATATATTAGAATATTCTGATTTTAAAGAAGACTTTATAAATAAGATTGGGAAGTATAACGTAAGTATTTTAGGTGAGATATCTGACCTGTATATTTATGACTTTGGAATCTTTATAGAGCTATCTCCAGACGAAGAGCAGAAAGCAATGCTTGAGCAGAATATTCAGATGGCATTATCTAAGGGAGATATTAACCTTGAAGATGCTATTGACATCAGAGAGATTAAAAACCTCAAGCTTGCTAATCAATTACTCAAAGTAAAAAGATTGGCTAAGCAAGAAAGAGATGAGCGTATGGCTATGCAAAAACAAGCTATTACCGCTCAGCAACAATTAAAATCTCAAGAGATGGCCGCTCAGGTTGCTATGCAGAAGATAGAGCTAGAGACTCAATCTAAAATGAAACTCAAGCAGGCAGAGATTGCTTTTGAGATAGAGAAGAATAAAAACGAAGCAGCTCTTAAATCACAGTTGATGCAGCAAGAATTTAATTACAATTTACAGTTGCGTAATATTAGTGAACAGGCTTTAGCCTCTAGAGAAGGCACTAGAGAGAAAGCCAAGAGCGAGAGAATTAGTCAACAAAATACTGAGCAGAGTAAACTGATTGCGCAACGCAAGAATAATTTACCACCTCAAAATTTTGAGTCTAATGAGGACAGCTTAGATGGCTTTGATTTAGCGGAATTTGAGCCTAGATAATGCTAAAAATATGCGTTATTTTTTTAATTAACTTTGTAATCTAAATTAAATCTAATGGAATTAAAAGTAAGAGCAGTTGAATCTGTTAAAGAAAAGTCTGTTCAAGAGGTTGAACAAGAGCTTCTTGACAAACACGAAGAAAAAATATCTGGTTCAGAATCACAAGAGCCAGAACAAACAGAAGTGGTAGAAGAGAGTGTCGTTAACGACACTACTACAGAAGAAACTACTGTAGAGGAAACTACTACGGAAGAAGTAAAGGAGGAGGAAGCTGTACCAGCTGAATTATCCGAAGAACAAGTTCTTTCATATATTGGAAAAAGGTATGGTAGGGAAATTAATTCTTTAGAAGAATTAAACGCTGCACGAGAAGAAGCCGAGGAGCTTCCTGAAGATGTAGCAGCCTACTTTAAATACAAAAAAGAAACAGGAAGAGGGATTGAAGACTATGTAAAATTACAAAGAGACTTTAGTTCAATGAATCCTGATACTTTGCTAAGAGAGTATTTGACAATTACAGAAGGCGAAGGTTTAGATGCAGAAGATATTGATTCTTTAATGGAAGAATATTCTTTTGATGAAGAACTAGATGACGAAGCAGTAATCAAGAAAACTAAATTAGCAAAGAAAAAAGCTATTGCCAAAGCTAAAAAATTCTTTAACGAACAAAAAGAATTATATAAGCAGCCCCTTGAGTCGAGTTCGGCTGCCAATCCTCAAGCTCAAGAAGAAGTACAAGCGTATCGGCAATACTTAGAGTCTGTTAAAACTCAACAAGAGGAAGCAGAAGCAAAACGTAATTGGTTTATAAAAGAAACCGATAAAGTTTTTACTGATGATTTTAAAGGTTTTAATTTCATACTTGATGACAAGACAGTAACTTTTGCTCCCGGAGATACACAGTCCATTAAGAAAAACCAAGAATCGGTCATGAACTTTGTAAACAAGTATCTTGACGATAAAGGTTTAATTAAAGATGCGGCTGGATATCACAGAGCTTTAGCAATTGCGATGAATCCTGATAAGTTTGCCAAGTTCTTTTATGAGCAAGGTAAATCAAGTGCTACGGAAGATGTGATGCGTAAAACCAAGAATATAAATATGACTGAGCGCAAAGCACCTGAAGTAACTAATAAGGGAGGATTCCAAGTTAAGTCTGTAAACCCTGATTCGGGTAGAGGCTTAAAAATTAGAAGTATTAATAGAAAGTAAAATTTTAAAAATTTAAAAAATGGCAGGAAGTGTTCAGGCTACCCCAGGGTATGCTTTACAGCCAAGCGCAGAACAGGTTGCTTTGGCTACGAATTACATTACAAACTTTGATTTCTTAAATCAGTATTTACCTGATACATATGAAAAGGAGTTTGAGCGATATGGAAATCGCACAGTTGCATCTTTCTTACGTCTAGTAGGAGCTGAGATGCCATCTAACTCTGACCTTATCAAGTGGGCAGAGCAAGGAAGACTACACACTAAATATACTAATTGTGCTTCAGGAGCAGCTGCTGCTGCTGATACAGCTACAATCACA